ACAATGATGTAAACGAGAAAGCAATCATAGGATTTATTTCTTTTTTCTTTATGATAGTATTTGCTATATGTGACTTAGTCACAGCATTTATGGGCATGGAATTGATTATTGATGATACTATATACACTTCACTTGTAGTAGTAACACTAGGCGCATTTGGTATATCAGAGGCAGGAAGAGCCTTTGGCAAATGATAGAGTTCCTTAAAAGTCTTATTCTCAAGCACAAGTTAGAAAAGCAAGCTAAGTTTTTTGAAAGAAATCCTGCTCTGCAAGAAAGACTAGGAGTGATTGAGGATTGGCTAGAGGATATAGATGACCGACTAGAGGTCATCATGGAACATCTAGAAATAGATGTTGATGGAGAGAAGTAATGTTAGAATTCTTCACATGGATTCAATCATGGATTGCTGTAGTACCAACAATCGTAATGATCGCGTCATTTATCGCTGCAATTACTCCCACCCCAATTGACGATGGTTGGATGAAAAAGGTATACTTAGTTTTAGACTGGTTCGCCTTAAATGTGGGTAAAGCAAAAGATAAGTAAATATACAGCTAGGGATTCCCGTCCCTAGCTTTCCTTTTTGATTCAAAAAATAACACTTGACAAATGGTCAAATCTTTAGTATAATATACATTATGAATTTATTTTACCTAGACGAAGATTTAGACAAGTGTGCCGAATATCATGTAGACAAGCACATAGTAAAGATGCCACTTGAGGCAGCTCAGCTATTGTGCACAGCTGTATGGATTGACCATCTTCTAGGATTTGTGCCACGCGCACTAGATAAGGAAGAAAGTGCAGTAGTAAATAAAGCCAAAGCAGAAATCAAAGATTTGCCTATGGAAGAACGACCTCTCACACCTTATCTACCTATGATGTATAATCACCCTTGCACAATATGGACAAGGTCTTCATTAGACAATTTTGAATGGGTTCACTGCTATGCAAACGCCCTAAACGATGAATATTATTACAGGTATGGTAAACAACATAAGTCGGTAGTTCAAGTTATAAACAAACTACCAGAACCAAAGAACATGCCTCGTAAAGGTCAAACTCCATTCGGTATGGCAATGCCAGACGAACTAAAAGACGAGAATGATGTTGTTGGCTCTTATAGACTATATTATCACACGGACAAAGCAACTTTTGCTAAGTGGTCGCATCGTGAGAGACCTGAGTGGTGGGACGATGGACTAGCTTGGTATGACAAGAGGATAACCAGTGAATAAATACAAATATAACGAAGATAAAATTATAGGCGATATTATTGAGCATATAGATAATACTTATACAAAGCACTATGGCAAGGGCAAGATACAAACCACAGAGTTTACTATTGATGCAGGGCATGGAGAAGGATTTTGTGTAGGTAATATTATTAAGTATGCTCAACGGTATGGAAAGAAAAACGGACATAACAAAGAGGACATACTCAAGATTATACACTATGCTATAATCTTGTATTTTATAAATGAGAACTAAGAAGAAAGATTATGAGAAGTTAAGTGATGCGAACATTAAGCATGTAATAGAACTATTAGAGGCAGAGAAACCTATAACTAAGAAGGAAGCCTGCGGAGTACTAAATATAAGTTACAATACTACACGATTAAATAACATCATACAAGAATTTAAAGAAACACAAGAGTTTCGTGCCAAAAGAAAGGCAGAAAAGAAAGGAACTGGTGCCACTAAAGATGAAATCAAGGCAGTAGTTCAGTCTTACTTAGATGGAGACAATATATCAGATATAGCTTCTGATTTATACCGATCTCCAGCTTTTGTAAGAGGCATTATTGACAGAGTTGGTATTCCTAGAAAACAACCAAGTGAAGAATACAACTGGAAAATGGTAGAACTACCAGAACAGTGTATATCTGAACAATTTACTAAAGATGAAATTGTTTGGTGTTTAAGAGAAAACTGCACTGCAATAGTAACAAATGAATGGCAAACGCGTGAGGGAGAGTATGGATATACAATGTATACCATAGAGTGTACTGATTTAACAGAATCACTATTCCCACACATAGAGTTTGCAGGCAGATATGTTAATTCCCTAGCATGTAATATAGGAAGCTTAAAGCACTTAGAAGAATACGGGGTAAGAACAGAACATATCAGAAGGTAGAAAAAAATGGAATATTTTATTGCCATATACATGGGCGGAGTAATGACTGCTATGTGGGCATTATACTATCCTGCATGGAAAATTATAAGAAGTGTGAACCCTAATAATCTTTTGATTATTAGACCAGTCACATCTTTCTTTACAGTTTTTTTCTTTTTCACTTTGTTTTTTCCTGTAATAGTTGTCGCTTTAATATTTCCTGTTAGAGCTAGACTGTTTATAGAGGGATTTGCAAGAGGAGCGGAAAAAGAATGAACTATTTATTAAAAGCTTTAGTTAAAAAACTAGAGGGAGAAGTAGAGATGGCAAAAGCAAACATCATGGTGTATCAAAGAAACCCTGCGGGGATAGGCGAACACCCTGATATTGTGGAAGCTATAGAAACTCAAATAGATAAAATAGCACAAGCAGAGGAAAAAATTGAAACAATTAAAAAGCATTTTAGTTAGGAATCAAAAAATAGTTCTTGACAAATGGTTAAATATTTCTTATAATATAATATATTAATGGAAATAAATCTATGAGTGACAGATTTTATCAACAAATGCTTACTTCTACTGGTTGGTGTCCAGGCTATCGTGCCACATCATCAGTTGAGGAGTATGTAAACAAATTCGGAAAATTAAGGAGAAAAAGAATGGCTTGGGACGATAATAGAAAAGCAGAGGCAGTAGACATGTATACAAATGCAGAGCCTACACCAGAGACCTCTATGGAAATTGTAGCAGATATCGCTGAACAGATGGGCGAATCTGTGAATGGTGTAAGAATGATCTTAACCAAAGCAGGAGTTTATGTTAAGAAAACTCCAGCGGCAAGATCATCTTCCAGCGGTAACGGCGGTGGTAGAGTTTCTGTTGCAGACGCACAGAACACACTATCAAATGCTTTAACTGATGCAGGTTTAGAAGTAGATGAAGCAATCATCTCTAAACTTACAGGTAAAGCAGCTGTTTACTTCACTTCTGTAATTGAAAAACTAAATAGTTAATTTAGTTTTATAGCGGGGACGTAAGTCCCTGCATTTTTTCATCACAAAAAAGAACCAAAAATCTAACAATTCAAAAAAACTTTTGCTAGATTAGATTGGAGGAACAATGACAAAAGATGAATTTAAAAAACGAATGGACGAAGCAGGAGACGCTTATGTCACATATAGAAGTAAAAATAGTAGAAAACTAAAATACAATATATGCACAAGTGATTTTTCAGCTCCCTACATTAAAAATAGAAAGAACAGAGCTAAAGAAGGCTCAAACAACTGCTTACTCTTTTGCTGGGATACAGATTCTTATAGACTGCTAGACCCAAAAGATGTAACTAAAGTTCTTCCCTTAAATAAGGTGATTAAAAATGATTGATCTAAATACACCGCCTTATTACGAGAAAGAAATATACTATAATGAAACTAAAAACGAAAAGTTATTACTTTCAATATCGGTATTTCGTGGGGAAGAATGGCTTTCTATTCGCAAATATTACCAAGACTTTGACGAAGAATGGAAACCAAGTAAAGAGGGAGTCTCTCTTGAACTTGACCTAAACAACACTAGAAACCTATTCATAGCGCTAGTGGAAATCTTATCGTTAGCAGAAAGTAAATCAATACTTGAAAAAGAGTTCAAAGATATATTAGATCAAATATACCTCACCTAAAAATAGTTCTTGACAAATCCTCATGGATTTGATATAATATATGTATGATTATAAAAGGAAGTATTACATACGATTCATTTGGTCGCAGACGAAAAACGACTAATACAAGAACACAGAAAGCAAAACCACAATCATTTTGTGGTCACTTTCCGCAGTATAACAAAGACACACACAGAGAACAGTATCCAAGCATGGCTATGGAGAGTTATTCTCCTGTGATTGAAGATACTTACAAGAAAGAAGTAAGTAAACAATATACTGTATCAATAGCATATAACAAGGGAGCATATCAAGTGATTCCCAAATCAGACATAAAACATATAGGAAAATGAACAAATTAAATAATTTTTTAGAACAATGTGAGGAATCTTATTATAAAGGAGAGCCTATCATTCCAGATGAGGTATACGATAGATTAAAAACACAATATGATTCTGTAGGCTACACATTAAGTAGCAAAGCAGAAAAGATTCCTCATGCCTTTCAAATGTATAGTTTGCAAAAAGTATTTGAGGGCGAAGATACTCCACCAGCTTGGGCAAAAGATGATACCTGTGTAGTAACACCTAAATTAGATGGTGCTGCTATCAGTATATCATACCACGGTCACAAGTTGTGGAGAGCGATTACTCGTGGAGATGGAAAACATGGAGTTGATGTAACTGATCTAGTTAAACACTTAGTTCCACCAACAGTTTCAAAGTCTTATGTTCAAATTACAGGAGAAGTCGTAGCCCCTAAAGAGATTCCCAATGCTAGGAACTATGCTGCGGGTGCTTTAAATTTAAAGAGTGAAGAAGAGTTTTTATCACGAACCTTAAATTTTGTGGCACACGGACTAGAACCTACCAATGGGAATCCTACTTACATTGAAGATATGAAAGAACTTCAAGAGTTTGGATTTGATACAATTCTAAACTGCGAAGCAGAACTATACCCCCAAGATGGGCAGGTATTTAGAATAAATAATAACAAGGTATTTAACGATCTTGGTCACACATCTCATCACCCAAGAGGAGCCTTTGCTCTGAAAAGCAGAGATGAAGGTGTAGTGACAACTCTACTTGATGTAGAATGGAATACGGGCAAGTCAGGAGCTGTAACACCAGTTGCAATTCTAGAGCCAGTAATAATTGAAGATGCCAGAATATCAAGAGCAACTTTACACAATGTTGGATTTGTACAAAGTCTAAACTTAGAGATAGGTTGCAAAGTAGAAGTAATAAGAAGTGGAAAAATTATACCGAAAATAGTGAGGAGAGTAGATGATTGAAGCAATAATATCCTTCGTTCTAGCTAATGTAGTATTACTTCCTATGGCATGGTTTACATGGGAGTCAAGTAAGTTGGTTTCTGAAAAGAAATCAGGATATGGTATTAGTTCAGGCGAAGAAAAAAGCAAGCAAAAACACATGGATAATATACTATGATATGGTACCCAGAAGAAATGATTTATGAAGAGCATAGACTGTGGCTTCATGAACAAAGACGAATAGAAAAAAGAACAGGAATCCAATTTGAAAATAAAGATTTGGATTATTTTAGACGAGAAATATTTGAACCAACATTAGAGGAAATTTATGGAGAAGAGTAATTTTAGAGAAGTAATATCAGAATTTAGAGAGTATGGAGTGCCTGTTGAGGGCGCTAGATTTGCTCTCATTATGTCTACGAAAGAAGGTCTTTAAGTAGATGTATACGAGGACACAGAAAAAATAAGAACAATAAAAGTACATCAGCACTCTGCTAGTTATGCAGAAGACTGCGCTGAAAACTGGTGCCAGAGGATAATAGAACAATGAAAAAATTAGGCTATATATGGAAGGTCTGGGCAAATGCTTTGGGAGTAAAAACCGAAGAGAAAGATAATATATTTAGCGATGATGTCGCAATAACAAGAACAGTATTAGTAGCAATACTAGTAATATTATAATGGATAAAAGAACAAAACGAATACATAAAGAAACTATGTTCAGTGTGCTTAGCGCATTAGTAACACAGTTTCCTTTAAACTACCTTATACTTTATTTGTGCATAGAAAGGTTTGGGATTACAAGTCCTGAAGCTCTTTCAATCATATCAGTTATATTTCTAACTATAAGTGCATACATTAGAGTATTCTACACAAGACTCTACTTCTCAAAGAGGTACGAGGATTGATCTATAACCGACTAAGATCAGCACCGCTAGGAGACGGATTTCGTTTCTTTCGCTTTGCTTTTATAAATAGAATATGGTGTTTCCGTGGCAGGAGGTAAATATTCAGAAACCTACTTTAATAATAGACCTGAGGAAAAAGACAATCCCGGGGTTCTATATCTTATGAAATTGATTAACCCAGAGACAGGCGAAAAATTTATAAAAGTAGGTATAGCTAAAGCAAGGAAAGGTAAAGCGGGTAAAGGAACATTACAAAGAGGAGTAAGTGGTGATAACTATTCTCAGCATTATAAACAAGTGCGAGTTCGTGAATGGTTTGGAGGCATTTACCAGTGTTGGAAGTATGAGCAGGAGCTACATAAAAAATTTGAATGTGAATCGTATAAACCTCTAAATAAATTTGGGGGTCATACCGAGTGTTTCAATTTTGATTCTTTGCTGAAGATAAACCAAGACTTTCCAAAAAATAGTTCTTGACAGACGTTGGTTTTTTTGATATAATATACATATATTTTGAAAAGAGAAGATGAACGAAATAAATATACCAATTAATTGCCCAACTTGTAGTTTCAAGTTAGAGTTAATTAATGAACAGTTATTTTGTTTCAACGATTCTTGCGAAGCAAAATCTACTAAGAAATTAGAACATTTTGCGAAGACACTCAAAATCAAAGGACTTGGACCTGCGACTATTGAAAAGTTGCAAGTCACAGACCTTCACGATATATATTCACTCTCAGTAGAGGAAGTATGTGAATTACTGGAATCGGAGAAGTTAGGTATCAAGCTACATCAAGAAATAAATAAAAGTAAAGCTGTTGACCTTATTATTCTCCTTCCCGCGTTCTCTATACCACTTATAGGCAACACAGCTTCGCAGAAGCTAGGAACAGTAATCTCCAATATTAGTGAGATTACACCTGAAGTTTGTAGGACTGCTGGGTTAGGCCCGAAGGCTACCGATAGTTTAATAGACTGGTTAGTTAATGAATTTCATTCTAACAAATACTATGAACTTCCTTTTTCTTTTAGTTGTAAAACTACTCAACGAAGAGAAACCACAAAAGGAGTAGTATGTATCTCTGGTAAGTTAAAATCTTATCCAAACAAAGCAGCTGCTAAAGCTGTACTTGAAAAACTTGGATATGCTGTTAAAGACAGTCTTACCAAAGATGTAACCATACTGCTTAATGAGAGCGGAATAGAAAGTAGTAAAACCCAGACTGCTCGCGACCGAGGAGTCACAATTATAAATAATATAAAAAATATAGGAGATTAATAAAATGGCACTACCAAAGTGGACAGACGAAAGAACTCAACAATTAGTTGATTTCGTAGGCGAAAGCCCAATTTCCCAAGCAGTTGTTCAAGAAGCAGCTGAGAACTTAGAAACTTCTTCAAGAAGTGTTTCTTCTAAGTTAAGAAAAATGGGATATGATGTTGAATTAGCTTCAGCATCTGCTTCTAAATCTTTTAGCGAAGAGCAAGAAGCAACATTATCAAACTTCGTTTCAGATAATAGCGGAGTTTATACATATGCAGAAATTGCATCAAATTTTGAAGGCGGACATTTTAGTCCAAAATCAATTCAAGGAAAAATTCTTTCTATGGAACTTACAGAGCATGTTAAGCCTGCTCCTAAGCCAGAAACAGTTAGAACTTACACACCTGCAGAAGAAGAGCAGTTTGTATCAATGGTACATGGCGGTTCATTCGTAGAAGAAATCGCAGAAGCTCTAGGCAAGAGTGTAAATTCTATCAGAGGTAAAGCACTTTCATTACTAAGAAGTGGTGATATAAACGCTATACCTAGACAGAAAGAAACAAAAGGTTCTAGCAAAGCTGACGTTTTAGCTGACCTGAATATATCAGATATGACTGTTGAAGATATTGCAAATGAAATCGGTAAGACTGTTAGAGGTGTTAAAACTATGCTAACAAGAAGAGGACTTGCATGTGCAGACTACAACGGCGCAGCTAAAAAAGAAATCGGCTAACTTTCTTTTTTCATAGAGTAAGGGGTGTTCATCACGAGTGAAGCCCCTGCTCGTTTTTTATTTTACTCACGGGAGGGTATATACATTGAATCTTGCTTCGGCATTACTAAAGCAAATAATTGTACAAGACGATATTGAGACTTGGAGCGAACTTAAAGAAAATTATTTAAGTGGTGATCTTCAAGGGATTTTTCGCGTCATCAATAATCATCTAGACATCTATAACTCTCTTCCTACTTTTCAAGAACTCTATGCTAGTGTTCGTGACGATGCAACAGTAGCAAAACTATATGCAGTTGAATCAGTAGAAACAGAAATAGAAGCTTGGATGCTGCTAGAGTATTTAAAGAATGAGTATACTCAAGATGAGATATTTAAAGAGTTACAAAAGTTTATAGAAACAAGTATTGGATTCCAAACAGCTCAAGAAAATATTGATTCGCTATCACAATTAGTAATAGATGTAGGAGATAGAGTAGACTTGCAACCACCTAGTGAAAGTATGCAAGGTATGAGTTTATTTGAATCAGATGGAGAACTCAACAAATATTTACCTTTAGGTTTAAATGCAGAGTACGATTCTGACTTTGCTTTCTCACCAAAAGATTTAGTATTAGTCGGTGGTAGAAGAGGAGCAGGTAAGTCTTTAACTTGCTGTAATGTAGCAGTCAATGCGTATAACCAAAATAGATCATCTATTTATTTTACTATTGAGATGGACAGTAGAGCAATTCTACAGAGAATGTGTTCCATAGCAACAAGTATATCAATGAAAAGAATTAGAAACAAAAGTTTAACCCCACTAGAATGGTATGAGGTTGGAAAGTGGTGGGCAGGAAGATTTGAGAATGGCATGGACATACTCTCAGAATATCAAAATATAGGACAAGATTTTGAAATCTTCCATAATAAAGTAAGAAAGCAACCCCTCAACAAAGAAAGACAATTAGACATTGTGTATGACCCAGGTCTTACACTTTCAAGAATACAAGCAGAACTAAAGCAGAAAGTAGACACAATGCAACCTGGAGTGATAATAGTAGATTATCTAAACCAAGTTAAAAGAAACAACAGACCAAACCGATCAGGTCAGTATGATTGGATAGAACAAGTAGAAATAAGTAAAGCATTGAAAGCTTATGCTCAAGAGTATGAAGCAATGGTTTTCTCGCCCTATCAAACAGATTCTAGTGGAGAAGCTAGATTTGCAAAAGGTATTTTAGATGCGGCAGATGCAGCTTACTCACTAGAGACTTGGGAGCAGACAGATAACTGTATGACATTTAACTGTGTAAAAATGAGAAGTAGAGAAATGAAATCATTTACAAGTTCAGTAGATTGGGAGACTCTAAGAATAGGCCCTGATAGTGCAATGAATCCCCAAGAGAAACAAGCATTGAAAGATAGTATGTATAATGACGAAGGATCACAAGAAGAATTATGAATGTAGAAGAACTATTAAATGAAAAGAATGTAGAATACAGATCATCTGGTAAAGATTTTATTATTAGATGTTTGAACTATGACCACGATGATACTAACCCTAGTATGAGAGTTGATAAAGAAAGTGGTATCTTTCATTGTTTCTCCTGTGGATATAAAGGACAATTACATTTATTTTATGGCATGCATCAAAACACATTAGATGTAGCTAGAACAAAACTATTAAATACGATTAAACTAAAGCAACAAGGAAGTGCAGGACAGGATATGCCTTCAGGAGCTATGCCCTATAAAGGAAACTTTAGGCAGATTGCTCCGTGGGTTTACGAAGAGTTTGATACCTTCACTGCTCCTGTTAGTCCTTTTACAGATAGACTATGTTTTCCTGTAAAAGATATAACAAATAAAATAGTTGCTTTTGTATGTAGAGGTAAAAGGGGAGTTGTACCTAAATATTACAATACTCCCGTTGGTGCTAATCTCCCTTTATACCCTATCAACGCTAAGCCTATAAATGATTCCATCATACTAACAGAAGGAATATTTGACGCTTTAAAATTATATATGGGTGGGCTTACAAATGCTATGTGCTGTTTCGGAGTATCTGGTGTAAATGAAGATAAACTATCTTTGCTGAAACTAAAAGGAGTTCAGAAAGTAGACATTTTACTAGACAATGACGAGGCAGGAAGAATTGGAGCGGAGAAAATAAAACAGATATGCGATAGAATAAAGCTAGGCGCAGAAATTAGGGAGTTACCTGCAGGAGTAAATGATGCAGGAGATTTATCAATAGAACAAGTAAGAAAATTAAGGAGTATATATTATGACAAAAGTAGCACTGATTGAGACAAAACAAAGTACACAAAGAACACTAAACTTTGATTTTGTAACAGACAGATTCGCTCTATGTTCCGACCCTACTAAAAAGAAAGTACTAAAGGGTGATGTGGACTTAGAGATTAATTTAGAAGATTATGATTGGGTGATTCTCGTAGGATCAGAACCCGTAAAATATTTTACAAAAGTAACATCAGTTACTGAGTATAGTGGAAAAGTTATAGACAAGAAGTTTATTCCTTTGATTAATCCAGCTATGCTTAGTTTCAAACCAGAAATGAAAACACTGTGGAAAGAAAGTGTAGAGAGTGCTGAGAAGTACATAACTGGTGAACTTGTACAGAAAGAACTAGACACCGATAAATGCTATGGAATTACAGATAGTAGAGACCTATATGTATTTCTAGACAACGCACTAAACTCAGACTATGACTTTATTGCACTTGACTCAGAGACTACTGCGCTATATCCTAGAGATGGTTATATGTTAGGTTTCTCACTGAGTTATGAGCCAGAACACGGAGTGTATGTTGCAGCAGACTGCATTGACGAAAGAGCAGAACATCTCATGCAACTACTATTTGACAAGAAAAGAGTAGTGTTTCACAATGCTAAGTTTGACTTGGGTTTCTTTGAGTTTCATTTTGGATTTAAGTTTCCAAGATTTGAAGATACCATGTTACTACACTACTGTATAGATGAACAACCTGGCACACATGGATTGAAACAACTATCTCTTAAGTATACAGACTACGGAGATTATGAAAAACCTATGTATGATTGGATAGATAATTATAGAAAAGCAAATGGTATATTAAAAGGAGACTTCCAATGGGAAATGATTCCATTTGATGTTATGAAAAACTATGCTGCAATGGACGCAGTTTGTACATTCTTGCTTTTCCAAAAGTTTGAAAACTATTGTATTGATAAACCTTTTTACAAAGTATACACAGATATTCTTTTACCAGGCTGTAGATTTCTTAGAGATATTGAGAATAACGGAGTGCCGTTTGATGTTGATAGACTGAAAGAATCCACACAACTAATGCAAGTAGATATTGATAGTGCAGTTGAAAAACTATATGAGTTTGAAGAAGTACAAAAGTTTGAAAGTGAAAAAGGTAAAGAGTTTAATCCAAACTCTACAATTCAACTAAGAGAGTTGCTATTTGACTATGTGGGTCTAGCCCCAACAGGAATCAAGACAGGCACTGGAGCAGATTCTACAAATGCAGAAGTATTAGGTAAACTTGCTGAGCAGCATGCTATTCCTAATTTAATTCTTCAGATTCGTCAGAAGGTTAAGATTAAGAATACATATCTTGATAAGATCATTCCTGCACTTAATCGTGATGGAAGATTAAGAACAAACTTTAATCTACACGGAACAACATCAGGCAGACTTTCATCTAGTGGTAAACTGAATATGCAACAGATACCACGAGACAATCCGATTGTTAAAGGTTGTATCAAGGCAAAAGAGGGATATAAGATTGTCGCAATGGACTTGACAACAGCAGAGGTTTATGTTGCTGCAATACTAGCAAAAGATAAAAACCTACAAAAAGTATTTCAAGAAGGCGGTAACTTTCACTCTTCAATTGCTAAGCTAGTATTTAACTTACCTTGTGATGTAGAAGATGTAGCAGAACATTATTCCGTAGAAAGACAACAGGCAAAAGCTGTTACTTTTGGTATAATGTATGGCGCAGGTCCTGCTAAAATTAGTGAGCAAGTTACAAAAGATTCAGGCAAGTTCTTTAGCAAAACAGAAGCGACAGAGGTTATTAATGATTACTTCAAAAGTTTTTATGGATTAAAGAGATGGTTAGATGAAAGAAAAGATTTTATACAGGCAAAAGGATTTGACTACTCCTTCTTTGGAAGAAAGAGAAGACTACCAAACGTTAGATCAGACAATAAAGGAATAGTAGCACACGAGGTAAGATCAGGTATAAACTTCTTAGTTCAATC